TTAAAGCTTGGTGTTTTCTAATGGATTAAATCGTATTGCATCTTCAAGATGATCGGGAGCAAAGTGAGCATAACGCATCGTCATCTTGATATCTGTATGTCCAAGTATGCGTTGTAATACAATAATGTTACCACCATTCATCATAAAATGACTGGCAAAGGTGTGTCGGAGGACGTGAGAAAGCTGTCCGTCAGGTAATTCTATTTCCGATCTCTTGATTGCTTTTCTAAAAGCTGAATAACATGAAGAAAATAATGCACCGTTTTTTTGAGGTAAGCTATCAAAAAGTGTCTTGCTTATTGGGACCGAGCGATTGCGATTACCTTTTGTTTTCGTATAAGTGACACGGTACTTGGTTACCTGTGCAGCATTCAGTGTTTCAGCTTCTTTCCACCGTGCTCCCGTGGCTAGACAAATACACACAACATCATATAAGCATTCGGCTCGGCTGTTTTTGCATTCCTGCAAAAGGGTGCCAATTTGTTCTTTTGTCAGATATGCCATCTCACTTTCTTCCGTTTTGAATGCACGGATCGTTTCCAATGGGTTTTCTAATTTCCAATGACCAAGCCGTTTGAGTTCGTTGAAAACGGCGCGAAAATAAGCAAGTTCTAAATTAACGGTTCTAGGTGTGACCTTATCAATTCTCGACGTACGAGAAAACTCCCCTGATAGACGCCGTTTTCGATAGTTTGAGAACATTGTGGCATCAAATTCTTTAGCGTTCGGCTTGCCCATTTTTTCATAAGCAAACTCCATCGCGCTACGTCGACGTTCTCCATCATCTAATGTAATGCCGTGTTCGTCATACCAAAGTGTGACGAGGTCAAGCAAAGTCCGACGATCCACTTTGCCGTCGATCCAGGGCTTGTTATCACCGTTTTCGAGGATATGATTTTGATATGCTAGAGCTTCCCCTTTTGTTGAGAAAGTTTTGCGTATCCGCTTGCTGGTTTTCCCTTTGGGTTTTCCCTCTGGGTAAAAATCTAAAGTCCACTTTCCATTCTTTTTTATTATCGACATAAAATATTTTTAATAAGCAGTTATTTCATTTCTATATTTATGGTTGTTAGGGAGTACTAATAAATTCCCATTTAGATTAAATATTAATTCATCCTCAGTTATTGTTGATAAATTACCAATATCATCCCCGTGAAAGCGGAAACTTAAATCATAAATTTTTTGAGGAAGTATCTGTGATACTAACTCAAAGGTAACAAGGTTTTCTTTTTCGACTGAAGTTAATTTTTTAGTCTGAGTCGAAAGTATTTCACTGTTTGAAAATACATTGGGATTTTGTTCTCTCAATGATAGTCTTGAAATTTGACTTTGCATTTTCATTAATAAATTATAAATGACACTTTCTTCTTTTGTTAAATCTATGCTGTCAACTTTGGCAGGCCGTATTTGAAGAAGTTTTACAATGGAATTTAGGTCATCCTCAGAAGCGTTTTCTGTCTCTTTTAACATCAACGATATTGCCGGTACTTCTTTGTTTACTGTATCTACCCTTAATGACGGTGAATACGCTAAATATCTGAATGAGGAAATATCAAAAGGTGTAGGTTGCTTATTGTCAGTGATGAGGATTGTTTTTTTATTAAATGCTTGTCTTAAACCTAATTCATAAAAAACATTAGCATTTCTAGAGCTTAAGTCACAAATCGCCATGTCACACTCAACTATCTTTTTCAAGATATCAAACATAATCATGTTTGAAGCTTTACTATCATCTGCGCGTATTGGTCTATAACCAGCATTAAGGCAGGCAGGTTTAATTAGGTAATTATAAACCCTGTCAAAATGTCCAGCCTCGTAGTCTGGATGATCTGCAATTGGCATGATAATAAAACAAGTCTTAAGCTTCTCTGAATCACTGTTCTCTAGCTTAGATTCATTGTTTTCCGTGGCAGTTATTTTTTCTTTATTTTTTTCGATAGACATTTTCACCTCACTGAATAGTCAAAATAACTCTGCCAATGACCTCAATGTCATCGAGCGAGCAATCGAAAGCCATCCCTACACCACTAACTCTTACCTTTTTTATAGGGATTCTCACCAAATTTCGGATACTGATTTTACCTTCAATATTTACTAACCATTGCCCATCATAAATATCGCTGTATTTCTGATCAATGATGTATTGAGTTTTTCCGTCCAACAAACATAGTGGATTTTCAGGTAGAGGAACACCAGGCAAGAACACAACTTTATCTACCATAAGATAACCAGATTCAAACAACTGGCCATCGACTAGTTTTTTTCTAGAAAACTTCATTACATCTAGTTTTCCATCGTCGTATTTTTTACCAGTCCCTTTAGCTAACCACTCTAAAGTCACATCCGTCTCAGCCATGCATCTCACAACGATATCAGCGGGAAAAAGCCCTCTCTTGTAGCGGGCTGCAAGGCTGCTGCTGGCCATACCTAAGTGATTAGCTAGGGCTAGTTTTGTATTAAAGCCATATGCCTCAATCACCCGATCTAAAACGTCAGGACTGCTTTTTTCTAAATCAATTTGTAGGCTCAATCAAATCACCGCTTGATTTGTAGACTGGATCGAATGTAACATCCACTCTGTAGGTTAAGACGAATAATATTGAGTGTTGCTGCACTCAGTCGAATTGAGGAGTTTGCCTTATGCGCCCAAATATTACAATTACCATCCCTGTGCCTTATATGCCGTTAGACGAATACTGTCGTATCACTGGCATGTCTATGGGCACCGCTCGCGACATGATCCGTGATGGACGTTTGCCCATTAAGCCCAAAGGGGATAAGGCTCGCGGATTAGTTGAAATCAATATGGCTGCACTTACAGTTCGCGCTTTAAGCGAATGTAACGTTGCGCTTCAGGCTTAATTAATCCTAACAATTAGGGATAAGTGCACCATGTTTGATTATCAAACTTCCATACATCCGCATCTGGATATTGCCTACCGCCGGTTCTCTCTGGCTCACAACCTCACTCAAGTTGCAGCGGCTATGGGGATTACAGCTCAGGTGCTACGCAATAAGCTAAATCCAGATCAGCCACACCGTTTAACTCTGCAAGAGCTGATTACGCTGACTGATATAACCGATGATTCGACAGTGTTAGATGGTTTGTTGGCACAGCTTAAATGCTTGCCTGCGGTGCCGGTTAATGAAGCTAAGCCCGACAATTTACCCATGCATGCTCTAAGTGCTACGGCAGCAATCGGCGTTATCGCCGGTGAAGCCATATCCGCTGCGCCTATGACGCAACTCCGTAGAAACGCCATTTTAGACCGAGCCAATCAGGCGATCCGCGATCTGTCCTTGCTCGTTGTGTCTGTTGAGTCGCGTTTTCACACCACACCGCTGATGGCATCCGCAATGGACGTAATAAGTTCATGCGGTGTCATTCCCGGCCTGAGTTGAGGCTATTCGATGAAAGTTTTCGCACAACTATTAAAGCAACAATCGCCATCCGCCCAGCTTCCGAGTTATGGCCACGGTTGGCTTGAACTGCCAAACGGTCAGCGCTGGCAACCGGCCGCAAGCAAAGTAGCGTTTCTAAGTGGTTGTCATCACCCGATGGTGAAGATTAGGCGCCGCCCTTGCTGGTTCCGCCTGATGGGATTAAGGGGGTAAGCGTGGATCAGCAAACACCTAAATGGATTAGCGAAGCCCGGAAAATGATTTCAGGCTGTGACAATCGGGTTAAGCATTACTGGGACAACTTGCCCGAGGAGGAACGTCGCGATCTTTGTTTTCTTTCCCAGTTGAAAAGCCGCCATGTGAAATGTTCATGGGGTGAGCTAACCGAAGCCGAAAAAATTGCGTTGTGGCAGGGCGTTTTGAAAATCAGAAAGTTACATAAACAGACCTGCTTTCTGACACCCGAAGATTTTAAAGGCGTTGTTGTTTGTAGCGTAAGCCGCCGAGTAGATGAAACAAAAATTCCTAATTCAATGCACTGAGGCAAGTATGAAAATCATAACCGTAGACGAAAAAGGTTTAATGGACTCGTTCGCCACTTTTGGCGTGAAGTACAACTACAGCCGCTTTTTCCTTGGTAAATGCCATGTCACTGACGGCCGCGTTGCGCTGACGCCGTTCATGTTTAATGACACGGTTCACCTCGATAACCCGCACCAATGGTTTGCGGCCAATGCTGCGTTTTGGGTTCGCGCTTACCGTGAGTCAGAATCATTGGCGGATCAGGTTGAAACGATGGCGAGCATCCGCGCCCTGTATTTCTTATCGGGTTCGCTTGGCCAAGGCCAAATCCACGAAATAATCCGTACTTGGTTCAATCAAACCAAAGAAGTGCATCGCATCGGTGCGCTAAACATGTCACCGCTTGCACCGCTCCATAAAGAGCCGGGCGCAGGACGCAGAACTGCCAGTTACCACTAACTAAAACACGACGAACGCCCACGGCTTCCATCAGGTGGCCGGGGTTTCTTGCTGCCAAAAATTGGAGTTACCCCATGAATTTAACCAGAAATGACCGCCCGAAACGCACGCCAATGCTGCGAGGTTTTGACCAATCATCACCGGCTTATCAGGACTCTGCTCGCATGGCCAGCATGTTGAAGGATGCCCGCGCAGAAACAATGGCGGATGCAGCGGTGAAGTATTCCAGCCATTTGGATCGTCTGGCCGCGCATATCGCAAATGAAGGGTTTAGCGTTGCTGAAATCGTTGAGCTGTTACGCCAGGAGTCTGAGCAGTTTGGCCGCTCAATATAAATGAACGCTTTTGCATTAAACGGCCAACATCATGAAACACGCCAGTGGCAACGGGATCAGTTTGCCCCTGGTGCACCTGATGAAATCAGCCTGACCGAGCGTCAGTTATGGCACCTGAATAAAGCCGATCATAATTGGCGTGCTGAGTTTCTTGGTGAAATGCCGGATTTCTTGGCGCGCTATTTTGGCGATCGGTATAGCAAATTATTGGAGGGTGGCCATAACGGCCGCCGCCGTGCCAATACGTTTTTACGCACTACGGTGGGTAAGAGCGTATTGCCACGTCTGCGCAATGTCTGCGAACAATACACCACTAAACACCAGGCTGCGGGGGTGATCCCGTTTCCGTTCCTGGCTGACCTTGAGAAACTTCCGACCCTTGGCCGCGACGAGCTGCGAAACTTAGCGCACTGCGTGGCTGATTTTATGTCTGAGTCCTTCACTGATTTTATTGATCTCGCCTTTGATGGCGCAGCTGCTGATCAGAAAGAAATGACGCGGCGCACTTATGCCAGCTTTGAACATATGGGCAAGTTGGCCAAGATGGCAGGGATAACGCCGCCGTACTGGCAGCAATATCTTTCTGGCCACACCTTTACCACACGCACTGCGGAATCCGGTTTATTGCGCATGGTGGCACCAGAATGGTGGCGTACTAAGTTAAAGCGCCGTCGTGATCTCCAGCGTGAACATATGGCGATAGCCGTTGGGCAGGTGCAAAAGGCGGCATCGGCTTACGTCAGCCGTTCCACGCAAGGGGAATGGGTGGAGCAAAAGAAACGTAACCGGGAGTTTTTTAAATCGTGTGATCTGCAAAATCAGGAGACGGGGGAGCGTCTTTCCCTGGCTGACATGGTGGACGGCAGCAACGCTAACCCGGCAAAACGTCGCTGCGAACTTATGGTTCGTATGCGCGGGTTTGAAGATTTGGCCACTGAAATGGGGATGGCCGGAGAGTTTTACACGATCACCGCGCCGTCAAAATATCACGCCGTTCACAGCAAAGGTGGGTTCGTGTCTCAGTGGAACGCGGCCAGCCCGCAGCAAACACAAAAATACCTTTGCGGAGTGTGGGCAAAAGCCCGCGCTGCGTTTTCCCGCGCCGGGATCCACGTCTTTGGTTTTCGCGTTGTGGAGCCGCACCATGATGGGACGCCACACTGGCACATGCTGCTTTTTATGCGTCCGTCGGACGTGGTCGATGTACGGGATATTCTCTGTTACTACTCCCGCCTTGAAGACTCCGAAGAACTGCAATCCGAATACGCGCTTAAGGCGCGTTTTCACGTTGAACCTATTGATCCGGAGAAGGGCAGTGCTACGGGTTATATCGCTAAATACATTTCTAAAAATATCGACGGTTACGCCCTGGATGGTGAAACGGATGAAGAAACCGGCGAAAACCTAAAAGATATGTCCAGGGCGGTTTCGGCCTGGGCAAGCCGCTGGCGGATCCGTCAGTTTCAGCAAATCGGCGGTGCGCCGGTAACGGTCTGGCGTGAGCTGCGCCGCATGCGTGATATCACCCTGGAAAACAAATCTATGGATGCTGTGCTGGCTGCGGCGGATGTGGGGTGTTGGGCATCCTACACCCAGGCGCAGGGCGGTGCGTTGGTGGCGCGTCGTGATCTGGTTGTGCGCCTGATGTATGAAATCACTGAATGCGGCAATGAATACGGGGAAGCCGTTCAGCGTATTCAGGGGGTTTATTCGCCGTTATCGGGTCAGGGATCCGAGGTATTAACGCGCCTGGTCAAGTGGGCGATTGTTCCGAAGTTGGCCGACAGCGCAGCGGAGGCTGCTTTTCCTGGCGGCATCGCCGCCCCTTGGAGTTCTGTCAATAACTGTACGCAAAGTACGATCACTGAGTTGAAAAAGGGCATCGGTATTCAGTCCCAGGATGCTGGTCAGATGGCCAAAGCGCTGGCCAGGGGCAATATCGTGCCGCTGGATCGGGAAACAGAAATGCAATTAGAGGGCAACAGGCTTGTGGTCAGGCGGCGGAAGCAATATTGCAGGAAGTGCGGGGAAGCAATCACGCCTGAAAACGAGTCATTTGATTCACCTGACATGTGCTGGGTGTGTGCCGATGGCCATGTTTTGCAGGCTGATCAGAGTGATGCCGTTAACCGGGCGTTTGAGGCACTGGGGATTTAATGCAAGCTGAAAACTCGCAAAAGCACGCTCGGTTTGCTTTTATTCTGTAACAATTTGATATACTGTATATTGATACAGTTAAACAGAGGCTTAGGAAGATGTCAGACTTGTTTTTTGAGACTATTGCATTAGAGCGAATCGAACTAATCACACGTCTTGTCGCTATGGGGCGGTGTGACCACCATGATCGAGAGTTAGCTTTAGATTGGATTGCTGAACTATCAAAAAATCTCATGGAGCAATTCGCTGAAGCCAATGATAGGGCAATATCTTATAGAGTTATAAAACGTGACACTTGTCTTTAACAACTATTAGCATCCTCACTAGATACATGATTGCAAAGATTACAAAGATTACTAAGGAGAACGAATTGCTCCTAAAAATTCTACTAGACGCCATGCTATTACTATACTGAGTGATGAGGTTTTTGTTTTCAAAACGCTTATGTAGTTAACAAAAACTGGCATAATCCACTTGAATTTACCTGTAATGATAGAGGTGCATATGATGAATATTGATTTTTCTATTACCCCTGACAATATGAGTAAAGATCAAAATCCAATAGGTAATAAAAAAGTACTAGGAATCGAGGATGGTTACTGGATAAAAATTACAAGTATTACTAACGATCGGGTTACGGTAAGGAATGAGAGTGACACTCCTCTTACAGCAACAATTAGAATCACAAGTCGGGATGGTTCTATTGATATTAAGCAGTCATATCGTTTTGACGCCAAGCATTCACGTATCGTTAGAAATCCCCTTTGGAACCTAGAGCATACATTTCAGATTTACGATGAGAAAAAATTCCCGAGAGAGGCGCAACTTACCGCTCTACAGTATCTTTACATAACTCGTCCAGAACAAAATTCAGGCTATGCCTGGATGATGGAGAATTATCTAAGTCGTTATATTTATCTTTCTTTTGATACAATTAGGAAAAATAATAAAGAAATTATTAGTGTTTTTAATTACGTTATCAGACCACAGGGAAAGATTCCAATAGCTAATCCCGAAGATGAAATTATTTTTCATTGGTATGGTGCAGAAATAGAGCCAGATTGATGGGCTTCTATTATTTTTAATTAATGCGTTTTTGAAAAGCCAGTTGATAATCTGACTTTTCCTTTGGTTATAATGAGAGCTAATTAGGCAGTTTGTTGCAGTAGCGAAAGCAACATTTGCTTATCGTCGGATTTCAACGATTCCACTAAGCCACGCAATAAACTGCCCTGGCTTTTCGCGCTGGGGCTGATGGTGTGTGAAAAGGTCATATTCATTACAAAAGTATGACCACACTCAAAGTCAGAGCACGCACAATACAGGTCTGAAATCTGGCGGTGTTTGCGTGACGTTTTTTTTATGACTGAGTTCGCGCCGCATTCGGGGCAGATGACTTTCATCACGCGCATGTTGTTGGCTCCAGGGAAGTGATAACCCCATGATTTTAGCCTGTTGCGGCTCATTTTTCACCCTCTGATGTTGTGTCAAAGGCGAAGTTAAGCCGCAGATGTAACGGAATTTCCGGGTCACTGTTAACCGCATTCATGATCATGCGCTGCAACGGGATCACTTCGTCTTTTCGATACGTTGCGCGGGACTTTTCCGGATCAGGTAAACCCGCTGTATTTTGCGGAATAATGCCTGCCAGGCCAGCCGGGAACCGGTGGGCGTTCAACACATCCTGCGCGCTGATGTTCTTCACGTTATTGAATTCGTCGTTCGCGCCGATATCCCCCACCGGAATAAACTGAATCGCCTTTTCGTTCCCGCCTGGAATGTTCACAAAGATGGTGGAGAAGTTACCGATCCCTTTGCTGCTCTCCAGGCGTTCGGTAATTTCGTCTTCTACTTCATCCGTCAGGTTTGCGTCATTGGTGTAGATGATCCCCCCGGTGTGCGCCCCGTTGTGATAATAGCGGCGGCGGAAAATCGTCGCTTCACTGTTGAGCAATGCGGAGTGAATGCCGCTGATGTAATCCGGCAGGCCGTAAATCTGTTGCTGTGGGTCGTACTGTTTGAGGAAAATCACATCATCCGGGCTGTATACCAACGGTTCGCCGTCCTGCAGAACTACAAATTCCCCGGTTTTACGCACGCGCAGATACAGCGACGGCAGCGGCAGCAAATCCACCACGTCACCCCAGCCCGAACGCACTTTCAGAATGGCCAGGTCGCCGCAGGATAAGTAATCAAACACGCCGCCGCGCAGCTGCTCATGCGTTAAACCGCCGCCCAGATAATCCGATGCCACCATGTTGTGACGGGCATAAATCACGCCGCCGTGCTGACTGTTTAAGTTCGTCAGTTGAACCAATGCCAGGCGGTCAATCGGCAGGGTGTAGTGATCGAATTCATTGTCATACCAGATATCCCGGTAATTTGTGCCGGTGGTCAGGATGGGTTCCGGGCGTCCCATGCTGATGATGCTCATTTTTTTGCTGCGGTCAGGCTGTTCCTTCTTAGCCTGGCGGGATGGTTTGCGTTTGCTCATGCTGCTTTTTTTCCTAATTTCCATTTAGATTTACGCTTGTGCTCAAAGTTGATCGGCTCGTTAATAACGGCGTGCGCGATTGCCCAAAAGGCATCGGCGTGGCCGGTTTCCACCGTGCGATCGGCTTTGAACGTCATGGCGTTGCCGCTGGCCGTGCTGGTGTGTCGGATGGATAAGAAAGACGCGGCAATTTCCCGGTTGTCTTTGTTCCATTCCAGGCGTTTTGCGCCGATTACGTCGATCATCTTCAACACCAGCCGGGTTTTGGTTTCCATGCCGTAGTGAATGGCCACCGCTTCACGTAGGGCAAAATGTTCAATCAGTTCAAATACGCCCCGGCCGATGCCGGTAACGTCTACGCCGATGTAAGTCATGTTGTACTTCCCGAACAGCTTTTTGATCTGCGCTGCCTGATAGGCAAAATTCATCCCTTTCCAGTGAAAAAGGCAGAGCACGCGGAATTTCTCCACGGCATAAAGCGGCGGGGCAACGATGGCAAACGTGGAGGTATCGCCAGAACGCGCCGGGTCAAAGCCTCCCCATACCTCACGGTTACCAAATGGCCGCTCGGCGTTGGGGTCATGGTCTTGCCAGTCGGCCACGTCCACGCCGCAGATTTCCAGATCACTGAATTTGAAAACGCTGTCTTTACTGTCCACAAACACGCACATATACAGCATGTTGAACGTGTCACGGTTGTAGCGGTTGCGCAGCTTGTCGATGCTGGCACGGTTAAACCCGCCTTTAACTGCGTCCTCCATCGTGATGACATACCGCCACTGTCCATCCGGGCAGAGTCGGCCGCCGTCGCGCATTTCATCAAATGTTGGGAAAACGGCGGTTTGGCGCTCTTTGTCTCCCTGCTTCCATTCTTCCCCTGTCCAGAAGGGGTAAGCCTGATGCGTCTTGGCGCTGGGCGTTGAAAAGTAGGTGGTTCGCCAGTGATCGTGTGTGGCCATTGCGCTGGCCACCTCGTTAAGTTTGGCGAAGTTCGGCACCCAAAAGTATTCGTCGCAGTACAAATGGCCGCTGTAGGACTGCGCGGTGTTTTTGTTGGTGGACAGAAAGCGCAGCTCTGCGCCGTTGCTTAATCTGATCGGGTTGCCGGTCAGCACAATGCCGAAATACTGCTCTGCGATGTTGACGATGTATGAGCGGAACACTTCCGCCTGGGCTTTGGAGGCGGAAAGAAAAATTTGCGGATCCCCGGTCATGACCGCATTTTCGAATGCCTCAATCGCAAAGTACCAGGTGGCACCAATCTGGCGGCTTTTCAGGATGTTCCTGACCTGCTGTGCCAGGTTGTTACGCAGGTGTTTCTGATAGCCGAATAAATGTTCCTCTGCGAAAGCGTCAAAATCATCCTGCGTCATGCCGGATATATCGTTTTTCTTATATTTGCGCTTCTTCACCGGCTCTGCGCCGTCACTGTTCCCGCCCTGACTGTCATAGCCTCCCTGGTTGCCAGATTTCGCGGCGGCCATTTTCTCTTTATGTTTATTTGTCTGCGCACGCAGTTTCACCGCGTGAGCAATCAGCACATCTATCTCTTTTAATTCCAGCTCTGTTTTTTTGTCCCGGCCAACTAATAATTGGTAACGGCGTTCAATGGCTTCCTCTGTTGATTCGTGACTGAGTAAATCAGCCCAATTCCCTTTTTGCGCCCAGTAGTAAATGATCCGCGCATTCGGCAGATTTAAATCCTGAGCAATTTCCTTTGGCGTGGCACGGCGCAAATATAAAGCGCGTGCAACGTCTTTTAGTTCGTCTGTGTATTTAGCCATCCGGCAATTATGCGGGGATGTTTCGGCTATTTCGTTAAGTAAATATCTGATGCAATCGGATATAGGGTTATATCCGAATTCTGCTTAATGCGGCAGGGTTAATTATTGGCGATACTGCATTCCACGGAAACAACGGAGGTTAATTCCGGTATGTCAGATTCACATTTAATGACGAATTGGCTCTGTATCGCAACCGAAGGGGAAACGGTTGATAAGCGTTTTTTAACCAGGGATATGTTAATTGACGCGGCGGAAACATATGACCCAAAAAATATGTATACCGCACTGCTTTGGCCAGAGCATGAGCGCTGGTGCGGTAATGCCGGTGAAGTTCTGGAAGTTGCGGCAAGCGAAGATGACTCAGGATTAGTAAAGCTCTATGCACGGTTGTGTCCTTCCACTGAACTGGTACAGGCGAATCGGAACGGAAAGCTTTTATTTACGTCAGTGGAGTTAACGCCTGATGGCAACTTTCGCGGAACCGGCCGTTATTATCTTGAAGGGCTGGGCGTTACAGATGAACCCGCAAGCGTAGGCACTACGCGAATGCGATTTAATAAGCGGAAAGACAATTACTTTATCGGAAATAGTAATCCGCTGGTAATTAACGAAGTTAAGGAAATTAACATGGCAGGGAAGGACAAAAATAAATCGAAATGGCGCAGCCTTTTCAGTATTGAAGACGAAACACCGGCACAGGAAGAAACTCCCCAGGACGGCGATAAATTACAGGCGCTGGCCGAGGTAGTTGCTTCGTTGGAATCTCGTATCACTGCGCTGGAAACAAAAACGGAAGCAACGGATTCAACCGTGACGGATATTCAGAGCGATGTTGAAACCGTGAAAGACGTGGTGGATACGGAAGAATTCGCCCGCCTGCGTGAAGAGTTGCCGAATATCGTCAGCAAATTTAGCAAGCTGGATAAAAAGGTGACCACGTTGCCGAATAAGAATCCGAAGGGTTCACGCAAACCGTTCCAGTTCTTATAAGCATTTATCAGGCTTTCGCCAGGGAAAACATTAACCGCTGAGTAGCGATTAAGGATGAGTAAATAATGATTTTAAATGCAAAAGCGCGTGGCTTTTTAAAGCAATTCGGCGCGGGACTTGCGGCGGCTAACGGTCTGGATGGTGGCGAGGAAAGTAATTATTTCTCTCTGTCCGATCCGAAGGAAACGCAGCTGCGTGATGCGCTGCTGGAAAGTTCGGATTTCCTGAACTGGATCACCGTGGCTGATGTTGACCAGCTTTCTGGCCAGGTTGTCAGCGTGGGTGCATCCGGTCTGCATACCGGCCGTATTGCTGATGGGCGTTTTCGTCGCAACGTCGGCGTGTCGGGTAATGAGTACAAACTGGTTGAAACTGACTCCTGCGCCGCACTGCGTTGGGATCTGCTTTCTATCTGGGCAAATGCTGGTTCTGAGGAAGAATTTTTCCAGCGCGTCACCGCGTTTACCACGCAGACCTTTGCCCTGGATATGTTGCGTATTGGCTTTAACGGCAAGACCGTTGAAACCTCAACGGACTATGAAAAGAACCCGAACGGCGAAGATGTGAATATCGGTTGGCATGAAATTGTTCGCAAGATTCGGGACAAACAAATCATGACCGATGCGGTCACGCTGGATCAGCGCGGTGATTACAAGTCACTGGATGCGATGGCGTCAGACCTGATCAACGCCAAAATCCCGCAGGAATACCGCAACGATCCGCGGCTGGTGGTACTGGTGGGTGCTGACCTGGTGGCGGCTGAACAGTATCGCCTGTACCAGGCGGCTGATCGTCCAAGCGAGAAAATCGCCGCGCAGATGTTGCAGGACTCCATTGCCGGGCGTCAGGCCATCATCCCGCCGTTTATGCCGGGCAAACGCATGGTGGTGACTACGCTCTCAAACCTTCACATTTATACGCAGCGCAATACCCGTCAGCGCAAAGCGGAGTTTGTTGAAGACCGTAAGCAGTACGAAAACAAGTACCTGCGTAATGAAGGTTATGCGGTGGAATACCCGGAACTGTATGCGGCGATTGATGAATCCGCGGTGACCATCGGCACCGTTGCCGAGCCATCCGAACCCGTAGGCGGAGAGTAAATATGAGCCTGTCACCCGCGCAGCGACACAATGCCCGCATTGCGGCAGAAACGAAGTTAAGACAACGCCAGGCACTGGAAGGGACAGACAGCTTGCACGTTCTGAGTGCGGCGCTGGCCAACGATGTGGACATGTTGCACGGGCTGACATTGGCGCAAAAGGTGGCGTTAAAGCGTGATGAATTATTACCAAAATGGATGCCCACCGTTGAAAAGTACCTGAATGGCGGGGAGGTGTACCGCAATCCGATCCTGGCATGGTGTGTGATTTGGCTTTTTGACGTGGGCGACATGGACGCCGCGCTTAATTTGGCGGATATCGCCATTGAGCAGGGGCAGGAAACCCCGCCAGAGTTGAAAAGTAATTTCCCCACCTTTGTGGCGGATACCGTCCTGAAATGGGCGGAAGTACAGGCCAGGGAAGGCCACCCTATTGAGCCCTATTTTTCCCGCACGTTTACCGATGTGGCGGAAAAGTGGGAGCTGTATGAAGTGATCCAGGCCAAGTGGTTCAAGTTCGCCGGTATGCGTCAGCTGTTTGACGAACACGGCGTACCGCGTGCCACGGCCACCGAGGATGTGGAGCTGTTGCAGAGCGTGGACGCCCTGCTGGCCAGAGCTGAAAAGCTGCATTCACAGTGTGGCGTGGGAACGATGCGCAAACAAATTGCCGCACGTATCCGATCACTGAGTAAGTAAAGACTACCGCAAGCCGGAACGGGCGCGGGGAAGGTAATACCCTTGGGTTATGTACCGTGGATCCCGGTCTGCCCGTTTCTTACGGAGAATTTTATGTTTAGCGGAACGCCGATTGATTACCAGGATGAACCGTTAACGAATGACGGATTTTGGCCAGATTTGAATCTGGCGGATTTCCAGGAACAGCGCAGCATCCCCGCCGATGTAGACGCCGGGACAGTAGCCACAGCGCTGCTGACGGCGGCCGGGGAAGTGAATGACCTGTTGCAGACCGTCAAGGATGGTTACTTGGCCAAGGGATTTGGCCAGGCCAGCGCGGTGCCGGGTATCGGTCGCCCTGGCGAAAACCTGCTTTGTGCTCGTTATAAAAAAGCAGTGTTTGCCCGCGCAAAGGCCGATTTGATCGCAGAGTTCGCAAGCCAGGGGCGCAGGGAGTCGCACCCAGGGCAGGAAAGTGAAGAAACCCGCGCCGGGTTATTGGCTGAGGGTTCGATCATCATCCGGGCAATCAAAGGATTGCGCCGCGTGACGGTAAGGAAGATATGAGCCAGTTAGATGCACTGAGTACGTTCGTCACCCAAAGTATGCCCGCCAGGACGTTCAAGGGGGCAGGTTTTTCCAGCTATATGGATGAACTGAGTTTTATCCCCGCGCAACGGGATTTAGGGCTGGAACAGTACCGCCTGGCGGTAATCCGTTACAACGCGGTTTTAGCCTGGGACAGATTCCCGTACCGGCTGTATGACCCGCGCAACCTGGCGGCGCTGCTGCTGGTGTGGTTGATGGAATCTGACCGGGAACTGTTTGAGGAATTTGGCATAGACACCGAGTTGCCTGATTTTGATATCGATCTGGTGGATGAGGAAACCGCTGTGGTGGTGATCACGTTGCCGATGGTGGAAGCGTTAAACCTGGTGAAGGACGACAACGGCAATATTCCCCTGGACGGGGAGCAATGGCGACTTGCTGATCCCACTGTTTGGTTTGCCAGTGAGGCCGTGGTGTATGGCGTTGATGAACAGGGTGTACCGCTTGGCAGTGAAAAATGATTATCCGGGGTGAGTTAGACCGGGCGCAGCTTAAGGCGGTGCGCAAAAAGCTGGCCAGCCTGGAATTGCCCCCGGCCAAGCGTAAACGGCTGCTGTGGCGGCTGGGGAAATACGGATTGATCCCGGCTGCTAAACGCAACATTCGAAACCAAGCCAGCCCGGATGGCCAGAAATGGCAGGGACGCCAGACGAAGCGCAAAGGCAAGATGCTGCGCAACATGCCAAAGCTGCTGCATATCCGGGAAATGCCGGAAATCGACGGGGTACGTATTTACCTGAGCGGCGGCGGATACCATAACGGAAAAAAGGCTGTGACTGCCGGAACGGTGGGATATGCCCATCAAAACGGCATGAGTGTCACGATCAGTCGTCGCCAGGTGGAGCGAAAAGGGAGGGCGGAAAGTTTGCCCGCAAGCCTTAGACAGGCCAAACGCCTGCGGGCGCTGGGGTACAAAGTGAAAAAGGGTAAGCGTTGGCGAAAGCCGCCGTTTAAAGAAATTCAGGAAGGAATGACGATGGCCAAAGCCGGGCTGTTGATCCGGAAATTATCGGGGAAAGCGGCAAAAGCGTCCTGGTCGGTCGATGTTCCATCACGTCCTTTCTTGGGTATCACGGAAGACGATTTTAATAAAGCGTTAGCGCGGCAACTCCAGGGCATCGGATTTGGCGCAGACGCAGGACACTAAGGGGAAGTTATGGGGTGGCCAACGGTCGATGTAAATCAGGTCAATCAGCTACAGGGTGAAACAAACGAGATTGAGCGCGTGGTGCTCTATGTCGGTACGGGGACAATCAACGCCGGTAAAACGCTGGCGGTGAATACCCAAAGTAATTTTGATGCGCTGCTGGGCGCAGAAGACAGCGTTTTAAAAAGTAATGTCCTTGCTGCCATGCTCAACGCCGGATCCAACTGGAGCGGTTACGTGCATGTGCTGGCGGATGATGCCGGGGAAAGTGCCTGGGTGGATGCGGTGCTGGCCGCGCAATCCCTTTGCTCTGTTGAAGGTGTGGTGTTACTGGACGATATCGCCACGAAAACGCCTATCAACAAGGCGGCGGAGCTGCGCGCCAAATTGCTGGCCAGCTTCTCACGCTGGAACTGGTTCATTCTTTCCGTGCAGGCACCGCAGGCCGAGGAAGAATGGGCGGAATATTTGGTTCGCATGGTGGCCTTACAGGCGCAGATTTCTGCCCCGTCCGTGCAGCTTGTGCCGCGTTTGTTTGGTAATGAGCCTGGCGTGCTGGCTGGCCGCCTGTGCAGTCGTGCGGTAACCGTGGCTGATAGCCCGGCGCGGGTGAAAACCGGTGCGCTGGTCTCGCTGGGCAGGGATGAAATGCCGGTGGACGGCAAAGGGGCAGCGCTGGATCTGGCCACCCTGCAAGCCTTGCAGGCGCAGCGTTTCAGCGTGCCGATGTGGTATCCCGATTATGACGGGTATTACTGGGCGGATGGGCTGACGCTGGACGCGGAAGGCGGTGATTACCAGGCGATTGAGTACATGCGTATTGCTGATAAGGCCGCCCGCCGCGTGCGTTTGCAGGCGATTGCCAAAATCGCAGACCGCTCGTTAAACAGCACGCCGTCCAGCATTGCCGCCCACCAGGCACTTTTTGCCAAGGTGCTGCGTGAAATGTCGGTGGCCAGTCAGATTAACGGCATCACCTTCCCCGGCGAAGTGAAGCCGCCGAAGGATGATGATGTGACGATCACCTGGCAGTCAGCCACCAAAGTGGCGATTTACATCGTGATCCGTCCGTATGAATGCCCGAAAGGCATCACGGTGAGCTTGTTGCTGGATACCAGCCTGACAGGGAGTAATTAACGATGAAACGTATTTCAGGCCAGTCCACCGATGTGCGAATTGACGGTGACCTGATCCACATTGAAAAGGTCAGTTTGGATATCACGGATAACACGGCGGCGGCGTCCACTCAGGGCGTGCCTGATGGTCACGTGTCTGGGGATGTGGCGGCCGAGGGTGAGATTGAAATCTCTACAAAAGTGCTTACGCAGCTGACCGCCATTGCACGCCGTGCCGGTTCGTGGCGCGGTATCGACCCGGTGGATCTGATGTTCTATGCCAAGGCCGGTAATGAAGAGCTGAAGATTGAAGCCTTTGGCTGCAAGCTGGTGGTGAGCAACCTGCTGGATAACGATCCGAAGGGCGGCAGCACGCTGAGCCACAAAATTAAGTACATGGTCACAAGCCCGCAGTTTGTGCGCATTAACGGCGTGCCGTATCTGGAAGATGAAGATACGCGCAACCTGATCGGATAAGGACATTGCACGGATGCAAGAGCATGAAAAAAGTATTTTAAGCCTGATCCTGCTGGGCGCACTTATCGCCCTGGGACAGATGTTAGTGAGCAGTGAACCCATGACTGGAAAGCTGTTTTTTGGCCGCATTATCCTGGGTTCGGCCACCTCAATGGTGGCAGCGGCGGCGCTGATTTGGATCCCGGATATTTCGCCGGTGGCCATTGCCGGATTGGGTGCCGCGCTGGGGATTATTGGCCACCAGGCCGTTGAAATCTGGCTACGCAAAAAGGGAAGTCGTTATTTATCAGGGAAAGGAAAACTGAAATGA